ACGAAGAAAAAATGAGAAACTATATCAACTTGTTGGAAGCCATCGAAAAGGGTTGTCCTCCGGCTACACAGAGCATCGATCTCAATCTTGAAAACCGCCAAAAGGCTATAGACGAATATCATTATGGTCCGCTGAATCCCAACGAGCCCAACGAAGAATACTGGCAGGAGTTGGCTGACAAATGGAACACTGATGACATCGAGTCAGTGAAACAGAATCGCTGTGGCAACTGTGCAGCCTTTGATATCTCCCCGAACATGCTGGATTGCATAGCCAAAGGCATTGGTTCGGAGCCCGGCAGCGATCCACACGATACCATTGACGCAGGCAATCTGGGCTACTGCAAATTCTTAAAATTCAAATGTGCCTCAAAGCGTACCTGCGACGGCTGGGTAGAAGGTGGCCCCGTGACCAAATGAGAGCCACTGAGTTCATCTCTGAAAAATGGTCGGCAAAATACAAACGATCGATTAACTGCGACAGACCCCGAGGCTTCAGCCAACGGGCTCACTGCCAAGGCCGTAAAAAACACAACGAAGATGAGCAACTGGATGAACTTTCATTCCATGGCAGCCCTTGCACTAAAGATTGCTCAGGTCATAGAGCTGGTTATGCCTGGTACAAACGCAAGCGCAAAAATCCAAGTTCATGGAGCCAGAGTTTTAACAACGGAGCGGCCATAGCCGCGTCAGGCGTATGAACCCGTATCCTGTGTGGCCCGAAGACGACGGCACAGACATGGCTAGAAATCCCTATTCACCTGCATGAACATCCGAGATCTCACAGAAAGCAGTGGTTACAGCCTGCAGGGCAGTTTCACTCATGATCTCACTACCAGCAAGGTCTGGCTGCTGCAAGAATTAGCCCGGATACAACCTCGAGTTGGCACTGTGTATGTGCTGGGTTCTTGGTTTGGCAATATCAGCCTTTACCTTCATCTCATGCCATTGCTGGACCATGACACCATAATCAATGTAGAACGCGACCAAAGCATGTTGGCACAGAGTAAGCGCATGCTGAATCATATCGGTGCTCGCGATGTCGAACACATGTTGGCCGATGCCAATGACATAGACTACAGGCAATTAGGACCCAATGGCGTGGTCATCAACACCAGCCTCACAGACATGCCAGGCCGGGCATGGTTTAACCACATACCCGCAGGTACAAGAGTTGTAATGCAAGCCCGCGATCATGACCCAGGTCGACAGTTCCACAGCACTCAAGACATCATTGACCGTTATCCATTGACAACAGTGGAATATCAGGGTAAACTTAAGTTGCAAGACCCTGAAACCGAATATACCAGATTCATGGTCATAGGGATCAAATGAGCGATCGAATTGAAACTTATATCTACGAAAGTCCTGACGGTGGGGGCACCATATACCGCCGGACCATGGGATCAGTTGACAGAGAACTAGTCCGCGAAGGTCCTGCCCGAAAACAGATGCTACGCAATCAACTTTGGAGAGATATTTTTGTAGCCTCTGAATCAGACCCAGTGTTGCAGGATATGCTGGATCGGGTAGAGGTCTATCATAGATTAAAGGATTCGCCTTAGGACCGTTAGACCTACGGTGAATGGGCGGCTGCTGCCCCAGGTCCTGGATTCGCTACCCTTGGGTCGGAAGTGAGCATAAATTAATGCATGAAATCTTTGATAGTGTATCATCCAGATGAGCACAGCAATCTGACTGCTTTTTTTCTAGAACCAATTTGGCAAGAATATTTTGATTGTAAGCCACTGGACAATACAAAATCGTATGACAAAAACAGTACTATTTTTTGGTCTAAACATACGAATACCAACGGTTGGTATCATCAATGGAAAAATTCTGGTTTTAAAATCATAATAGATCATCTTTGGGACAATCCCATCGGTGTTACTAGTCAACAAGAAGATAATATTTTTGTACTGCAAGCAGGCAATTGGATCTGGTACAACGAAAGTTTTTGGTACAAAAGTCTAGGATATAACGAGTATCGTCGCCATCCTAACAATGAAAAATTGTTTTTGATGCTAATGAGGAAAAAAAGAGTTCATCGTGATGCTATATTGGAAAAAATGCAGCCATTCCTCGGGAATTCTTTATACAGTTATGTAGATAAGAATATCTTGCTAGATTCTGATATCCACCCTGACCACGATACATTCCAGCGCCATTTCAATCCTAAGTGGTATAATTCCACTGCTTTTAGCATGTGTGTAGAATCTACCGTAGATCATGTAGGCAATATTTCTGAAAAAAGTTTTAAACCATTGGCCTTCCAGCAAGCTTTTCTTATTTGGGGAGAACCCCACACATTAACCTATCTTAAAAAATTAGGATTTGAAACTTTCGATCATTGCATAGATGAAACTTACGATACAATATTAGATAACAATTCACGGTTAGATTTGATCTACAACCAAGTCAACGCCTTATATGACATTTGGAAAGAAGATGGCAGATTGTTCGAAGACGCAATTAGCAAGGCAAAAATACAACACAATTACGAATGGTTTTATAACAGTGACATTAAAAATAAATTCGTCAAAGACATAATTTATCCTGTCTTAGAATTTGTTAACACCAGCATTTAATACTTGGTCTAATGAAAAATTTATACATTTGTGGTGATAGTTTTGGATGTCCAGATTTGGATTGGAATCTCAGGCCGTGGCCTGAGATTTTACAAGGTCTTCTTTCCTCAGAATGGATCGTACATAATCTCAGTTTGTGTTGTAGCAGTAATTATTTGATATCTCTCCAGATTGATAAAGCAATACAATGCCAGGCTGATTACATTATCATGTTGGCTACTAGCTGTACAAGATTTCACGGCAAAGTCAAAGACAACAAATATCATAACAATCTTTTAGACAGATTTAGACGCATTGGGCAAAATGATGCCGCAATAGATTCTCGAGATCTTTCATGTTATTCTTTGCATTCTCTTGACGAAACTTGTGTGTTTGACCACTCTACACAAGATCTTATACATCAATATCATAAAAACATGTTTGACTTAGATGCTGAGATATATCATAATCAGATCATTATTGAAAGGAATCTTTTTCGTCTCCAAAAATCTCAAATTAATTTTATTTTTGAGCAAGGGGGGTTTGAGAATCCGAATTTCTATGATAAAGATAAACCTAAAAAATATTTTGAAGATTTTGATCGACATAGGAGTGAAATAGATCAATGGAAAATGGCAAAGGATTTCAAGAACGGATCTCCGCACAAACATATCATCGATCAAAAAACTCATGAGTATATAGCAAATTATTATGCTACGAAAATCAGGCATAATTGACAAATTAACTCTTGACATCATGTTGCACTTAGTCTATAATAATTCAACAAGGAGACCCATATGGATAATCGAAATTTTTCTGCAGAACAAAAAGCCAAACTCACCCAAATCATCAACGAAGGCATGCAGGTCATGCATGAAATCGAAACGCTGAATGGTGGACTTAGTGACACTATCAAGGCCGTGGCCGAAGAACTGGACATCAAGCCCAATATTCTCAAAAAGGCCATCCGCATAGCACACAAAGCAGAATTTGGCAAAGAGCAGCAGGATCATTCTTTGCTAGAAAATATTCTCACCACGGTGGGCAAGACCCTATAATTACTGTTATCATTGACAGCGACTCGCCCACGACACGGGCATGTAGAACGGCGCAGGCAGGCCATAAACTGCCAGGAGAAAGATGAGTTACATCGACGCACTATTTGATCGTGATCACGATCGCATACACATCGTAGGCCGCCGAGATGGCGAACGATACTACGACGAGTTTCCAGCCAACTACATTTTTTATTATGACGATCCTCGGGGCAAGTTCCGATCGATCTATAGCACTCCTGTGGCCCGTTTTTCCACACGCAACTCAAAAGAATTCCGAAAGGAAATGGCCATACAGAAGGGTAAGAATCTCTATGAAGGTGACATCAATCCCATATTCCGATGCCTGGAAGAGAACTACAAAGGACAAGATGCTCCAAGGCTGCACACAGCATTTTTTGACATCGAAGTAGACTTTGATCCTGT